CGTCAGAGACGCGATAGACCACCTCGTAGCGGCCAACGCGCTCAATCGTGAAGTTACCCGGCTTGACCGGAATAAGCTCCCGGACCCGGTTCCCCGCCTTGACCTTCACCGCCAGCGCGTTCCCCGTCAGGGCCGCGTGCATGGTCATCGTCCGGCGAAACTCGAACGACGTCTGCCACTCGTTCGGCCGCCGGTTCAGCAGGCGGAACTCGGGAATGTTCGTCGCAAGCTCGCGCGTGCCATCCCGGCGCTCACGAAAGACGTTGAGCGAAGGCGTAGCGCAACCGTCCGCAATGACCTTCACACACGCCAGCGCCGTCGCGCTTCGCATCGCATCGGTCAGCCCCACCGGGATGACAGACGACAAAGCCCCAAAGCCACGGTCAATCGCATCCGCCAGGCGATCAACCGAAACGCGGTTCCGGCGCGAAAGCGCGTCCAGCAGGCCCATTAGAGAACCACCATCGCGGCGTCTTCGAGATAGGACATGCCCGACGCCTCCGGGTTCCGGCTCATCAAGATGGCCGCGTTGAACAGGGCCACCAGCGGGTCGATCTTCGCCCGCCCGGCAGTCTGCTTTGTGATCAGGACCGCGCCCCCGCGCGTCTCAACCTTCGCGTTGCCGACACACCAGGCCATCATCCGGGAACCGGAGTGCCGCAGCGTGCCGTTCTTCAGCTTCAGCTCTACGCCCCATGTCGCCGGGGACAGGGCAGAACCCTGACGAACCGCCGCCAGCATGTCGCCTTCAATCCCGCGCGTCGCCAGTTCATCTACCAGCGGAGCCACGCCCCACGGGTCAATGCCGACGCCATGCTGATCAGGCATCAAGCCCGCATCGCGCACCGTCTGCACAATGTCCGCCGCTTCCCGAATGGGAAGCAAAGGGTCATCCGTGATCGTCAGGTCGCCCGCGCGCTCAAAATCCCGCAGGACCGACGCAATCTCCTTGCGGCGATCGAGCACGTCGTCGTGCGCCCATGCCTTCGTCCAGCACAACCAGTCCCGCGTCGTGCGACACCTGCCGATTACGCCGACGCCGAACAGGTCATCCAAACCGCCGCCGTCGATACCGACCACCGCCACCTCAGACCGCACCAGCAGCTCCGGCAGGCTGACCAGCGTCGGGTCGGCCGCGCCCTCCCAATAGTCCGCGCCCGGCCAGCGATCATTCGCCAGCTTCAAGCCGATCTCGACGTTCAGGTGCTTGGCGAGGAAAACCTGAAGCTCCCCGCCCGTCGCGTCCTGAACCTTCCTTAGCTCGTCCTCCAGCCACGATGCGCTAACGGAGCGCCCGATGTTCGGGTTCGTGACGTAGAAGTTGCCCGGCTCCAGATACGCCTTGCTCTCCACCATCGCAGGCGGAAACTCATACAGCACCGGGAGCGACTTCGGGTCGTTGACCTCGCCGTCCCTGACCCGACGAAAATAGTTCAGCTTCGTCTTGAAGACGCCCGCCGGTTCCGCGTCCGCCTGCGTCGTCAGGAAAATCACAAATCCCTCAGGGCGCGCCACCAGACCCCCGGTCGCCTCCCGAAGCATCGAATCCGCCTTGGCGTTCTTTCCGAACAGCCAAAGCTCATCCACCAGGACGAAAGCCGCCTTCTTGCCCGACACCGTCTGGTCGTCCGCCGCCACCACCTTCAGCGTCGCGCCCGTCACCTTGTGAGTGATCGTCCGCGTATGCTCCTGAACGTGGAAAATGCCCCCCTGCCCATAGTCAAGCTCAGGGTCCGCCTTGATCATGTCCCGCGCGGGCTGGAAAGCGTTGCTCGCCACCTCAATCGTCGGGGCGAGGATCAAAAGCTCAGCCGACTTGCGCCAGTTGAGGATCGCCGCCGTAACCATGATCCCGGCCGCGATCGTCGATTTGCTGTTCTTCTTCGACACGCAAAGCAGGAACTCGCGGATCAGCCTCTCGCCAGTGTCGGGGTTCTCAGCCCCGAAGATCGCCGCGACGAAATCGAAAACCCACTGACCGCAAGCCTCCCCGAACGTCGGAGACCCCGGCGCGTCAACCATCCGAAGCGCCTTGAACGTCGCCAGGGCGTGCTCGGCCAGATCAGGAAACAGCGGCGGCGGGATAATCGACTGACGCGAAACCAGCCGATCCGCCCAATCCGGGCACGCCGTCGAAACCGGCATTAGCGCGTGTTATCGACTGCCAGCTTCGGAGCCAGCCGAGGCGCAAACCGCCCAGCCGCCGCGACTTGCTCCGCACCAGCCTGCCGCTGCTCCTTCTTTCCCGGTGCAACCGCATCCGCCTTCGCATGAACGAACGGGGCCGCCGCAATCGCCATCCGGTCCCGGCGCGCCTCGTCAGCCGCCTCGTCATTCATAACCGCCAGCATGTAGCTCAACGGGTCCAGACCAGCCCGGCGAGCCTCAACGCTCACCTCAGACGGCACCTTCACCGTCACCGCCGCAGCCTTCGGGACCGCGCCCCCACTGGCCTTTTTGGGCCGCCCAGCACCGGGCCGATAGCCTCCTCGGGGCATAACGATAACCTCAGCTTATTGCGTCCGGCCGTTTCATAGGCCTGGATAAAAAGTGTGCGTGATTTGCCGGGCTGTATCCGACCGAAAAGGCCCCGAAGATCGAAGCCCCCCCCCTCCCGGTCCTGCCGGGCTGACTCGCGGGGTGGTGTCAGTCCCAGACGCCCCTCTGGTGGAGGGTCTGCTGCTCTTGCTCCTGCTTGCGCTTGGCATGGCAGGGTGAGGCGCAGAGGGTCTGGATGTTGTCCCCGTCCCAGAACAGGGTCGCGTTGCCTCGGTGCGGCTTGACGTGGTCGGCCACCAGCTTGGCGGTGTTGCCTTCGAGGCGTCCGCACATGCGGCAAGTGAAGCTGTCCCGGCTGAACGTCTCCATGCGGAGGTGCTTCCAGCGGGCCAGGCTATACCATTTCCGCCACGGGGCGTTTGCCCTGGTGGTAGGCTCCACCTCCGGCGCGCGGGTGATCCGGGCCGGTAGGCTCGTGATCCTCGGGCCTAGCTGCTTCAGCCTGCTTTCCGTCTTCGCCACGTGGCTAGCCTCCGACAGAGGACGGGGTGAGGCCGATCAGTTCAGCGTGAGGGTTCCAGACATGCCCGTCATTCGCCCCTACGCACTCCCCGGAAGGAGTCCGCGCCAGCGTGGGTTTCTCACCCCATGATCGAGCGGATAGCCGCCTTGGTCTGGACCTGGACCAGCAACGGAGGTGGCGCGGCAGAAGCTTGTGATTATCGCCCTGTCATCCGGCCAGGGTGCAGGGTGTTCGGGTGCGTGTGTCCGGGCAGGGCGATTGTGTTCGGGGGTTTTGTGCGCGGCGACCGAGGAACTTCGGTCCGCGCGCTTTTGTCCCTGCCGACAGCGACAGGGGCGTTAGCCTGTGCCGCGTCCCTAAGCGGGAGATGGTTATCGTGCGGGCCGAAGCCCGAAAATCACTGGCCGATCCCGCATCCCATCCGGTCTAGCTTTGCGCCGTAGCTCGGGCTTAGCCGGATTGTGCTGGATCGACGGCGCAAAGCGCGTCTCTACCTTTTGTCGCACTGATTCGTTTGAGGGTCAAGCCGCCCGCCTCCCATGCGCCCGCTCCAGCAGCGGGAAGTTATCCCACACCCATGCCAGAACCTCCGCAGCAGCCTTGACCCGCGCTCCCTGTGCAACCGGGTTGACCTCACGGTAGATCGACAGGACATGGTGACGCCAGTTGGCCCCCATGCCCGCGTCAGGCTCCACAAGGGCCAGCAGGAGGGCATAGGACTTGGCCGGCATGAACGCCCGGACCACGGCCAGCTTGTCCGCAGCAATGAGCATGGCGTCGGTGAGGCCATTGCCAGACCAGCAGTCGTTCGCCGCCCGGATGCCGTCGTCAAACTGCCGATCCGCCTCGCCGCGTGATTGCCGGACCAGAAGCTCAAACCAGTTCACCGCTTGTTCCTCCGGGCTCAGGGGCTTCAGCAGCAGGGCAAAGCAGCTGCGCCGCATGGCCGACACCATGACCCCCGTGCGAGGGTCACGGTTGACCACGACGTCAGGCTGGCGGGCGATGGCCTCCGCCATCTCGCGGCTGGCCTCCCGCTCCATTCGGGCCTTGGCGATGGCCTGTGGATCGGCGGGCTTGTGCTTTTTCCGGCGGGTCATGCTGCGATCCCCTTCGAGCCGCTGCGCTCCAAGGCGGCGAGGCGCTTATCGAGCGCGTCGAACCGTCCTGCGGCGTCGGCCAGAACCTCGTCCTGTGCCGTTTTGATGGCCTCGCGGATGGCCTTGATCTCGCCCTGCCACGCATCGGCCGCCTCGTTGCGGTCAGGTCCGAAGCCGAGGGCCTCGCGCAACTGAGAAACCCATGCGAACGGCACCTTGAGCGACGCGGCTACAGACCTGTCGCTGTGCGCCTTGGTGTAGCGACCGGCCTCCTCGTCGTAGTGCGCGAAAAGGGCCTCGCGGATGCGGCGGCGGTCATCCAACGTAGGCTGGCGGGGCTGTTCGGCCATCACGGGCTCCTCTGGGGCGGGCTTCGGGCGGGGCTTGGCGGGACTGGCGGCGCACTTGGGACATTCATCGCGACCGGCCTTCTGGCCAATCACCCATCCCATTTGCTGAAACTTTTTTTGCGTCAGCTCGGGCGGCATACCGCCCGTCGTCGCGTCGTTGACCCGGCCGATGAACCCGCACTGTCCGCACTCGACCAGCTTGAACCGGCGATAGACTCCAGCCTCCATTTCGCTGACGCTCTGAAAACGCGGGGTTGAGGCTTTCAAGCTGCAGCTCCTTGGTCGTGGGTGTGGTGGTCGTTGTCCGCCGCCACCGCGTGTGCAGGGTCGTAGGGCTTGGCACGCTTGCGTCTGGTCATTGCCGACCGAACCTTTCCGTGGTCTGTGGTTTGACATGGGCGATCTGTGCCAGCGCCTCGACAACCCCGGCCGCCGCCCGATCCGCCAGCCGATGCGACGCCTTGGCCTCTAGTGCGGTGTCGGACGGGAGGTGATCGAATATGGCACGGGCTATGCGCTGGGTGAGCTTGTCGCGGGTCATGCTGCGGCGTCCTCGTGCTGATCGTTGGCCGCGTTCAGGCACATGTCCGCGTCCAGCAATGAGGTGGCCGCATCTCGCAAGCATTGCGCGCCGGGGTGTTTGCGCGGCAACTCCTCCGCACGGCAGATGGGCCCATCGGCAAGCACGCGATAAAGGTTCTGGCCCGTCACGATCATTGCGCGCCTCGCTCAACATCTGTAAATCGGCGAGTGTCCTTGCAGAAGTCCATGTAAACCTCGCCGGGCCTACCGATCACTTCATGATACCGGCTTTTCTGAACCTTGACCAGCGTGTAGGGCTCGTCTCGATAGTCCAGCCTGTCCTTGTGAACGATCACGCCCAAGTCGGACTTATTGTACCAGTTGGCCGACCCGGCGATGTCGTAAAGGGTCGGCATCTTGTAGTTGCCATCGCCGTCCTTCACGCTCTTGGTCGGGTGCGCAATGACGCAGACGTGCACCCGGAACGCCTTGGCAAACCTTTTGAGCGCCCGGATGGCCCGCCCGGTGTATTCGGTTTCCGTCTCGTTGCCCCGGCGAGAGTGCTCCAGCTCGTTCCACGGGTCGATAATGATGATCGACGCGCCGAACCGGACAACCGCCGCCTCCATCTTGTCGAGGAGCCATTCCAGGTCCGCGTCATCGTCCTCGTTCGGGACCAGAAAGACGTGGTTGGCGTCGATCCACCGATCCGCCGCCGCTCTCTGGCCTTCGTCCAGCGTGTGTTCGGGCTGCTGACAGAACCATGTCCGCAGGTTCCGGCGATGATCCCGCTGGGGCTCCTGTTCGAACGACGCCCACGCAATCGTCAGGCTGTTGTCCTGCGCGATTCCGCAGAACAGGTCGTTGGCGAAGGTTGTCTTGCCGAAACCCGGCGTCCCCGTGATGACGGAGAAGTCGCCCATACGGGGCTTGAAGTGCTCGCGGAAAAGGCCGAACTGCGACGGGCGCGGCTCGTAGATGATCGACTTCGGGAGCGGCGGAAGCTCGCTCATCCGATGCACGCCATCGACCTTGATCCACTGCGCCCGGTTGATCGTCTCGACCACGCCCTTGACGCCGTAGTCCTGTAGAACCTCGTTCAGGTCCTTGAGCCGGTCACGGCCCCGCGCCTGCGGATCGCGCGCCTTGGGGTAGGTCACGAACTTGCAGCGGAACCGCCCCAGCATGACCGACAGGTCCTGCAACAGCGCCGCGCCGTTCTCGTCGCCATCCGCCGCAATGATGATTTCCGGGGCACGGTCGCGGGACAGGAACGGCTTGATCTCGCGGAGCCAGTCGTATTTGCTCGCGCCCTCCAAGTCCTCCGCAGACCGCTGGCCAGGAGGTGGTGCGCCATCTGGAACGCTGATCGTCCGCAGGAAGCCGCATTGGATCGCCGACAGGGCGTCAAGCTCGCCCTCGGTGATGATCAGCGGCTGGCCCAGCAGGGCGTCGTCCCTGACCGCATCCTCGTTCCACGCCAGCTTTGTTCCGCCCTTGGGCTCCTGCCAATAGCGGGGCTTTCCCTCGACCTCGACCAGACGCTTGAACTTGCGCCGGATCACGTCCTCGCCACGGCGAAAGTCGATCTGGATGAACTCACCACCATCGTGGCGCGCCATCCCCACGCCCAGCCGGGCGGCTAGCTCTACGTCGAGGCCACGGGCCTCCAGTGCTTCCATCACGATCATCGAAAAACCCCGCCTCAAAATCACAGTGCCAACACTTCGCCAGCACGGCCTCGGCCGTGACGGTGACGTGCAAGCACGGGTCACGCTTCTTGCGACGCGATGCCGAGCACTTGGGGCAGGTGGTGCGATAGTCCGCCCCCTTGCCGTCAGGAATGCCCGCCGCCCGCGCCTTTTCCAGCTTGCTCGCCATCACACCCATCCGACCCGCTTGGGCTTGGTGGGTTCAGCGCGGCGCTTGGCTACAGCCTGCGCCGCTCGGGTCAGGTAGCCCTGCGGGTCCTGGGTGCCACTGACAGTCGCCTTGGAGATCGACGGCAGGAGGTCCCGAGCTTCGAGCCCGTTGTCGCGGAGGAGTCGCCCGAAGAAGGGTCGAGCCTTTTCCGCCTTCATGCCGCCCTGTCCGGTCAGGAGGGTGACGGCTTGGTTCCATGCGTCCCGGTCATGATCGACCACGACGCGAACCGCGTCCGAAGATTTATCTTCGGAACTGTTATTGTTATTGTTATTGTTATTGTGCTTTGTTTTTGCTTCGGCTAAGTCGCTGTTTTCATTGGCGGCGGGTCCGGTTTGGCGCGGCGTTCGTCCACCTTTCGCTCCGCTTTCGGCTCGTTTTCGAGCGCGAACCGCCTGCGAACGCAGTTCTTCAATGGCCCGCGCGTTGACGATAAGGCCGTCCTGGACGCTGATCTTTCCAGCGGAAATCAGCCGGTCGCGGATGGATCTCCACAGGCGCGTTGAGCAGCCCATGTGACCGGCAACGAACCTGTCGTCGTCCGGCACGCCCCCGCCGCGCTCATACATGAGGTCAAGAAGCGTCGTGTATGCGCCGCGCTCCTCCAGAGACAGCGAGCGCATCCCTTCGAGAGCGTCCCGGTGATAACGCGGGTGCCAGTCGTTTCGGGCAGTGACGCTCATGCGGCGTCTCCGGTCTTGTCGTCATTGGCGGAAAGGCGGGAAAACAGCCTCGCGGCCTCTGCCCTCGCCACAGGGGCCCGGACGATGTTCTGAACCGCCATGCTGGCGATCAGGGACGAGGCACCCGCTGCATCTGTATGGGCCGTCAGGATGTCCCGGAGGGCGCGAAGCTCTCCCTTGGCGTGGGGTTCCAGGTCGGCCTTCTCCACCCGGTGCAGGCGGGCTTGGGCGGCGTGGTAGGCGGCGGCCTCGATATGGCCGGCGCGCTCTTTGGACTGGGCGCGGGTGCGGTCCCGGTCGATCTTGCCGTCCACGAGGTCAAAGGCTTTTGGGGCGCGGTTTTTCATCCGTGCACCTATCAAAATGGAATATCGTCTGACAGGTCGTAGCTGTCGCGCGGCGTCGGCGCGGGCTCGCGCGCATCCGATCCGCCGTCCTGTCGGGCCGACATGAAGGTGAGGTCGCTGACGGTCAGGCCGAGATACGCCTTGCCCTCATGGGCGCGGGCTGACGGGCGACCGGAGACACAGAGCTTGGAGCCCTTGGCGATGTGGGGGGCCAGCGCATCGGCCCGCTTGCCCCACAGGGCGCAGTCAAACCACGTCGGCTCGCGCTTCTCGCCGTGCTTGTCCTTGCCGTTGTCAACGGCGATAGAGAAGTTCAGCACACGGTCGCCGCCCGCGTCTCTGACCTCCTTAACGTTACCAACGTTCCCGGCGATAATCAGGGTCTGCATGTGTGTCTCTCTGCTTGGCCCACCATCTCACGGGCGGGCCGATGTTCCAGGTTTGTTCTAGTTCAGGCGGCCATGTCCCAAAGGTCAGGCTCGCGCTCATCACGCTGGACCGGGGCGGGGGCGGTGCCGATGCTGGCCATCTTGCCAAAGTCACCGAAGCGCGCCGTGCCGGGCTGAAACGACAGCCGCATGTGAGCCGGGCAGTATTGGAACCGGGCACCCTCGAGCACGGTGTGACCGCAGCACAGTTGCTCGCCGGGCGTGTCCGGGGTCCCCACCGGCCAAGCGCATTGACCGAAAGCGCGGCCCACAAGCGGGATCGCGTCGGCGGGGGCGGGGGCCAGGAACGACGCGCTGGCCTTGGCGCGGGCCGCATCGA